TCTTGCTTGACCTTTGCAACCGATTAGGCTAACCAACGTTAAACAAACTACAAATATCGCAACTAATCTTTTAAATGTTCTCATTCTCATACACCTCCTTTCTTTACCATAAATATCTTTTTAACTCACGTATAAGTTCACAAGGTTCTTCACATTCGCTATCACAGATACACTTTTCACAGACTTTGTTAAGTAGTTCATATGTTTTCCCTTGTAGTTCTTCAAGCCCGTTGAATTCAAAAGCATAAGTATGTAATTCATCTTCAAACTCTTCCGTGTTTCCAATTTGTGTAGACACTTCACTTACATCTACGAATATATACTTGTTTAATTTCTTAATGTAAAAGGCAAGGTCGTGTGTAAAAGTATATCGTTTTTTATATTCAATTAGTTCCACATCATCAAAACCAACATAATATTTGTTAACTATTGCTATTTTTGCCTTTTTAATTATCTTTTCCGCGTTCATGTTTATTTCCTTTCTTCTTCCAACGATCTTTAGCAATTATCAACATTAAAATGCCGAACAAAATTGCCATTCCTAACACAGCACTTGATATTACTAACAGTAGGTCCATTATTTGATACCTAACCTTTTAAGTGTGCGTTTAATCTTCATATTGATTATTTCATCGATGTCATATGCATCAAGTTTAAACATTAACCTTAATTGGTCTATCATAATAATGCAGTCGCATACTTCTTCTTGGAGATTTTCTTCATTTCCATTTCCACGCATGTATTTTGCAAGTTCCTTAATTAACTCCGACAATTCTTCCATTGCCACAATAATTTGCTTTTCAGGAGTTCCAACTTTAATTATTTGCTCTAAATCAGGAACGCGTTGCTTTATTGCTTTTTCAAATTCATATCTATTTATGTATTTACTTGTTTGATTAAGATAGCAATATTTGATACGTTCAAAAACATTTTCAGCCGTAAGATACCCCAAATATTCTTCTCCTTGTTCTTTTCTTTCTTCTAAAGTCATTCCACCACATATCTCTAAAAGATTTTTGCTACCACCATAAGTATGCTCCCCTTGATATACAGTCATCAAAGGTTCTTTATTATCTTGCTTTCTTATACTTTTATTTATTGGAATTCTAATTATATATTCATCGGTTTTTTCAAACTCAAAGGGTATATTTTCTCTTTCCAACATCTCTTTTAACCTAAATATTTCCGTGTATTTTTCTTTCATAGTTTATTTCTCCTTATAAATTGATGTATTGTGTTCTTTGCAATACTTAAATCTTTTAAATACTTCTTCAGCAGTTAGATAACCCCAAACATCTTGACTTGATCCCTCTTCTTCTTTTAACGCTCCCATTATTTCTAATAGATTTTCTTCACTACCATAACTATATCTATGTTCTATGGCATCACATAATTTTGTATGTCCTCGAGTTATAACAATTTGATACCCATCATGAAAATTATGAAATATAAAAGGTATCTTTGCCTCTTCTAACATAGTTTTCAATCTTAAAATCTCAGTATATTTTTCACTCATATTTATTCCTCCTTTATATTTAATGTTATATTTCCTCTGTCTTTTGGAACAATTCTTCAAAGTTGTAATTTTTATATGGTATTTCATCTTTGTTTTCCTTATACCATTCTTTTATTGTTTCTACACAATCAGCAAAACCTCTGCCCTTTTTCATTTTGCATAATTTACATATATTCATACAACCACAATTAAACGGACTGCAGTTGGGGTTGTATTCACTTTCACACCACCTAATAAACGCATTAGTCCATTTTCTTTTATCTCCAGGACTAACATAGTTAGGGTTAAGTTCTAACTCATTATCATCGAATAATTTTTCTTGTTTCATAGAGCCACCCAAACCCAAATAGGGAATGCAATAAAAGTTATAGTTAGTATAATCACTAATATCTTCATTAAAAGATCTTGAACTTTAAAATAACCGTCTAAAAAAAATATTTCTATAACAGCATAAAGCACAAAACCACTAAACAAGGTTAGATAAATTTTACCTATTAACAATTGCCACATAATTTTCCCCCTCACTTTAACCAAATAACGACAATAATGAATACTTTAGGTAATTGAACTAATAAAATACCAACAAAATAGCCAATAAGGTATCCTAATGTAGTTTCTTCACAATCATATAAGCACTTTATAACAGATTTCAATATACCTAAGCCCAAAAATACCGTTGCAATAATTTGTAATGTTAACATGTTTTACCTCCTTTATTTTAAACGCTTAGAAAGTTTACGAATTATTGTTTTCCGTTCAGAGAGACAATCTTTTTTTTCTAGCTTATAGGCTTTGATATAGCCTTTTAAACAATCTATTCTATGAAATTGTAGTTTATAGAAAACGTAAGCTATTTTTTCTCCACATTTTTCCCTTAAGACTAATTTTCTAAGTTCATCTCGTTCGTGTAGTAATTCCTCTTCGTATTTTGGTAAACTTTCATCTATTTGTAAAATGTTCTCTTCCAATTTTCTCAATCTTTGTAAAGCATCATCTAAGGCTCTCGTTAAAGTTTTAATGTTTTCTTCTAGTTCATAATATTCGTTTGAATAGTTCATTCGTTTTCAACTCCTTATTTTTCCCAAACTGCCTTACCAAAATATTTGACAAGCAATTTACGTTCTTTTTCATCACTTAATATACCAGGATCGTTTATTAAATCAAAGATGGAATACTTTTGGTTGAAATCGAGTATATCAACAAGTTCCATGAGTTCAGACAAATTTTTTTCTTTTATTTCTAAAGTTGCTATTGCTATACTATGTTTAATATTGCTATACTCACCATACATTTTCTCAAACTTTTCTTTTTCATCTCGATAATCGTTAAATGTAAATGTTACTTTTCCACCATGAGTTTCTATAAGGTGGCTCATTCTAAGCAAAAAAGACAAATCTACTAAATATTGCGTAATATCTTTGATTTTTTGAAAAGAGTCCATGGTTCTTCTTCGCTCAATTGAACGTGATATAGCCTTGCTTCCAAAATCTAAGGATTCTTGCAATTCTTTTTCAATGTTTTTATTTTCTTCCATTTTCATCAACTCCAAAATAATATTTTTTGATACGGTCTTCACCGATAGTTTCGATAGCCTTCCTTGCAATTTCTTTACTAATAAAGTAAATATTAAAGGGAAGTTCCTTAAGCATAAATGTGCTACATATTTTTATATAATTATTTCCTTTATCTCCAAAAACTCCAACTAAATGGTATTTTGCTTGGTTTATATCATCCCAATCTATTTCTTCAGTATTGTTCTCAAACGCGAACTTTTCTAGCTCGTGGATGACTTTTAATTTTTCAACCATAAAATCTGCTTGCTCTTCGGTGTGAAAACAATTGCCTATAGCCATTAAATTTTTATCAGTTTCATCATCCTCATAGGAATAATAATCTATGCCACCATCGCGGCGAATGATATAATATTTTTCATCTAATTCAGGTTCCCACCATTTCTTTTTTTCTCCAACTACTTCCCAATCGTTAGCATAAACATTTTCTACACTTTCCAAAGTCAATGGTTCAAGACCAGTAATTGTTGCTTTTTTATTATAAGACCCTGGAACATTACGTAATAAAGCACCGCCGTTATCAAGGGTAAACCACACATCTTTCCACCCTTTTCTTCTAACTTTCTTTCCTTTTTTCATTTCTTCAACTGCTTGTTTAAAATTCATTTTTTCACTCCTTTTTTAATCTATAATTAATTTTTCGGTATTCTTCATATACCGGTTTCCAAATCACTTCATATTGTTACTGCTCTCCTTTAACATTTCGTATAATTCGTTAGCAAAATGCTTGATTGCATAGTCTATCATCTCATAACTAAATTCATCGTTTTTCACTGAAATATCTAATAACGCAATATGCAACAAACTTTTACTTGCTTCTTCATCTAAGCCTTTGGTGTTTGCAATTTCTCTCAACGTATTTAATTCTTTCTCACTTAATTTTTCAATAATTTCATTCATAATTTTAATACCTCTTTCTTTTTCTATTTTTCTCTTAATTCGTTTTTAATTTCAAACTCAAGGTCTATCGTTCTACAATAAATTAATCGAAGAACAATTGCACTTATAATTGTGCTAAACAAACATATTATCGATAGGTTGCTGTCGGTTGATAAACTACCCAAAAATAACCCTATCAACGAAGACAACACTAATATTCCTACGAATATGATATATAATACCATATAGATTTTTAATTTGATTAATTTTACTTTCATTTTTACCCCATCTTTCTAAATATTTCCATTAATACGTTTACAACTATACTGTTTCCTGCTTGTTTATATAATTGTGTATTTGAATTGACTTTACTTGCCTTTTCAAAATCTTCATCATTAAAGCCCATGAGTCTCCAATATTCTTTGGGAGTAAGTTTACGAATGCGTGGGTTTGGCTCAACAATTGTTGCTGTGATAGTTCCATGGTTTTCCATTACTGTAGGTGCTATTCCTTTACTATCAACAATTCGTGAAGCATTATGGTTGCTTGGAGAATAATTGCCTAAAACAACAACTCCTTGATTACAATTTGTTGTTAAGGTGTTTGCCACTTTAAAGCCTACTCTTCCTCTTCTAGTTTTTGAGTTTGGTTGTTCTAGATTAACACTATCTCCATATGATGCAATTGCATAGCCCTTAATTGTATTTTCTTTTATTGGAATCGAACTAGAAATCGCAACACATTTAGGGTCTTTTCGGTCTCTAGCAAGTAGAGTTCCACAACATTCAGTATTTTGAATGGAACTGCGTTTTTGTGCGAAAGAATTATTGACTATGCCATTAACTTGTTTTTCACTCAAATAATATTTTTCATCTACAGTATCTTCTAACAAATCTTTTAATTTCAACTTCAATGGGAAAGGCTCAGGGAACTCATAAGGGCTATTTCCTAAAATGCTAACCATAAACGTTCTATTTCTATTTTGTGGAATACCATAATTTTTTGCGTTTAAGTCAGCCCAAGTGTTTTGATAACCTAGGTTTGATAAAAAGTTTTGCCAATCCTTGAAGTCTTCATAATTTTTAGAAGAATGAACTTGTGGCACATTTTCCATTAACAATACTTGTGGGAGTTCCTTACAACCTTTTAAAAGTCTTTCAACTTCCCATAAAAGTCCACTTCTAGTTTGTGTCCCTTTCTTCATTCCTTGTTGCTTTCCTGCTAATGATAAATCTTGACAAGGAAAAGAATAGGTTAGTATATATATGTATGTGTTTGTGTCAACAATTCCAAGATCGTTGCTTGAAAGTTTTGTGATATCACTAACTTCAAAATTAGTCCCATGAATAGCATTATAACTTGCGACCGCATACTTGTCAATTTCGCATACTCGGTAATGCTCGAAGTCTATGCCTAGATTTTCCAACGCTTTTGCTTGCGCTCCTATTCCCGCAAATAGTTCAATAAGTCGAACAGGCTTGTTAAGTTTAAATCTATTTTCTAAATTATCAAATAAACTATTCATTTTTTGACCTTACTATGTCCTTTAGTTGTTTTGGTTCACTATCTTCCCATTGAACTTGTGAGAAGTCAAAATAATCTTCTATATTGGGGATTATAAATTGATAGGCCTCAAGGTCTATGCATTCAAGACCAAAAGCACAAAAATGGTCATCATACCCCCCCCAAACTCCAAACTCTACTCCTAACTCTGCATGTTTTTTAGGCTTGTGTTTATATATAAAAAGTTTGTCATCTACATCTCTCGCAACCCATAAATCTAAGTTAATTTCTAAATTAATTTTCATTTTTATTTTTGCTCCTTTAAAATATCTTTTAATTGCTTTGGCTCATCATCCTCCCACGTTACTTTGGAAAAATCAAAGTTTCTATATAATGCAGAAGTTAAAATACCTGGAAAATCGTATGCAAAAAAATTATAATGTTCCCCTTCGGTTGGAACCCAAAAGCCTTTTCTATAACTTTTTACAGGTTTACATTCATATAAACCAAGATCTCCATCTTCATCTCTAGCAATCCACCATTCTAAATTAATATTTACAGTAATTTTCATTATTTATCATTTCCTTTCTAATCAATAATTTCCTATTTTTGCTAAGTGATTATTTCCTATTCTTCATCATCAATTTTTTCATATAAAAGCATAGTTCTTAAAATTGTTTTCATATTTATTTTTCCTCTTTTTTCTCTTTTTTCTTTTTCAACATAATTACAACCTTTGCGAGCAAAAGTTCAGTTTTTAGTCGTTTGATTTCTTGCACTAATTTAACGATAACAAGTGTGATAGTGGCAACGACTAGACCAATTGCACCTGATAAAATCGCGATTTGAACTTGTGTCATTTTTTATTCTCCCTTACAAAAATTAAATGCCCTTTGTTGTTATACACTTTTTCTATCTCTTCAGGCTCAACATTTTCAAAAAGTCCAACCTTTTCTATCTTAGCGTAGTGTTTTCCAACTTTAACATACGTTTCCCCTTTGATTTCAAAACACATAGCAGGAGTAATTATAGGTTTAACATTGAATGAGTCGTTGGGGAACTTTTCGTTATGTTCTATAATTTCCTCAAGTTTTTCCTTGCTAAGCCTCCAAAGCAGAGATAGATTATCGCATAAGCCTAATTCAATGATCTTGTTTACTAAATCAACATGTTTCATTAGTCGAAGTCCTCTTGTATCTTCCAAGGTTCATTCAAGATTTCAGCAACAGTGTATTTTTTACTTTCTTCCCTTACGATAACGTAATTACCTTTGATTAATACACCTTTAGTTTCTAAAGTTTGCGTTTCCTCTTTTGTAAGTTCAAATAATAGATTTACGCCTTTTGCGTGTCTAATAATTTTCATCGTTCGATTACCTCCTTTGTATATTCATCTCCCAAGTGTTTAAACACTGTATCAATTCTTTTGTTTTTCTCGTAGTCTACGTAAGATACTACATAACTTTCATTCTTTGGGTTTTCAATTACGATATGAGATGCAAGGAATTTACTGCTTTCATACTCTTCTCGTGTGATTTTTTCACATCTTAGCACCATATTTGTTTATTTTTCCTCCATTGGCATAAAATCTTCTAGAATAGTTTGTATGTGTTCTAAACTTACTAAATTGTCATCGATAGCAGATAATGTGTTGTCAATTTCAGCCCCTATGTTTGAATGAAATAATTTGCTAGGAAGTTCAAGAGCGTTGCTCCCTAACTCTTCCGCATACTCATGATACATCTTTTTTAGTTCCAAGATCTCATTAATAATCTTGTCTTTTTTCTCGTTAATCTCTTTCCCTTTTTCTAAATTAAAAATAACACTCATTTTTCTTTACCTCCTTAAAATCGTGCTGTGAGAAACTGAACGCATAATTATACGCTCTTTTAATTTTCAAACGCTGTGGGAGGGGTTTTGGTTGTCCCCCCCTATTTGCGTTATTTATTCTTACCCGAAATGCCCCACCATTCCAGGCTTGAACCTAATTTATTTTGATAGAACTTGTCTAAATAAGTCCCATTCATTGATAGGTAGCGTTATTGCTACATTGTTTACTTTAACATGTTTGCTGTCGATATTCCAAAATGCGATATCAACTTTTCTACCTAATTTTTCTTGAAGTTCTCTAATATTGTTTATCATGTTGTTTACTCCTTTGTTTCTTTGGTCCATATAGTTAGTTTACATGTTTTTCTACTAAATGTTCCATCTTTATTTGTTTTTGCCTTGGTTGAGACAAGGAAAGTTACATTAATAGGATCAAATCCTGCTCGTATTTTCTTTGCAACAATTCTTATTATTCTTTCTTTGTCTTCTTCAGCAACATTTGGAAACACTGCGTTTAAGTCTTTCTCATTTATAACATATTCTTTATCGGTTTTAAATAATTCTTTAGTAATTTTTACCATTAATCCACACACTAAAACTTCTTCATAAAAACTGCCCTTTTCAATTCTTTTACTCATCGACTTTTTTCCTCCTTAATAACGTGCATTTCTTAAATCTTCAGCAGTGCAATTTTCACTGAAAGTAATATGAACCCAAAAATTATTAACATTTTCAATATCGTAAAAAAGACAAACAACTTCATTTCTATAAGTTGTAGAAATCTCTTCAAGTATTGCCTCTAGCATACGTTTGTCTAAATCTACAGGTATTATTTTATATTTATTATAATCGGCCATTGTAAATATATATTCATTGTCTTTGCTTTTTTGCAAACTTACGCGAAGTATTCTATATGCAATGTCTTTTGCAAGTGGTTTGTATTGGTATTCTAACATGTTTCTTCTTCCTCCTCTTCACTTCTCGATCTCTCGTGTTCTTCTTCTAAGTCTTCTTGATATTTTTTCATTTGTTCTATCAACGATTTAATCATAGTTAGTAAAACCTCTGCTTTCTCTGTTCCCTCTTTTGCGTAAATAAAACCCCAACTATTAACACTAAAATAAGTTTCTTTGTATTTTGCAAACTCTCCATATTGTCCCGTGCTTGTTCCAATGGTCCAATACTTGCCTCCATCTACAGGCAAAACGTAATAGCCTTTGTCGTTTGGCTTTAAATAGTTTTCTAGTTTTTCCCTTGCTTTTTTACCCCATCTATGGAATGCATTTTCTCCTGCGTTGTAAAATTCGCCGTTCTTTCTCATCGTTTCCTCTCCTTTTCTCTCTTTAAGTCCATAGACTGTTTCTACCTCTCTTATTGGGGGAGGTTTTCCCTCTTGTTTTTTCTCTCTATCATGGTGGGAGTTCTCTCCTCTTCTCTCTCTTTTTCTCCTCCTCTTTCCTGGAGGCGCGCCGAAAAAATCTCTCTAAAATGAGAAAATCTCTCAGCGTTTCCCTCTGTAATTCCAAATATGAGCCAAAAAAACGGCATATTTCCGCAGTTTGGCATTTTTGCTGATAAATTACTAAGGGGGTGGGGGCAAACTTTCGATTTTACCCCCAATTTAAGATTTTTTATGCTCGAGCGGCCTTATCAATTTCTCTAAAAATTAGATATGCCATAAGGTCCCAGGCTTGGGAATCGTCGTATTTGCTTCGCTCTTCTTCTGTTTCTTCTAAAATATCGCCTAAAATGTCGACACCGTCGCATAGCAAAGGCCATGTATTTAGTATTGAAGGAAGGCCCGCGCCCCATTCCTTAAAATCTTCAAGGCACCAACACGCACGGCGTGAGCTTTTTTCTTTTTCAAATATGCTTTTGATATTTTCGCAAATTTCTTTAAAATCTTTAGTTTCTAGACCGTAACTGTCGCCGTCGTAGTTGTCTACGATCCACTTTTTGATACTTTCTCTAACTTTTTTGTTGTTTGTTCTTAACATTTTTCATACCTACCTTTATTAATTTTTTTGAGATTTTCATCCCGACCCCATCGCGTGGGGTTTCGTATTAATTTTCAAATACTCATCAGGGGATTTATTTTATTTCATTTCGTTGAAACAATCAATCATTTCATTAACAAATTGAATGACATCAGCATCGCTGTTAGTTGCAAGCTCTAGCACATTATCGCTAGCAATTATTATATAATCGTATTCTTCTGCTAAATCAAAATACTTGACATCATGGCGGTAAGCCGTGCGCTCTGTTCTTTTGCTGATCTCATCCCATACGCGATAGTCATACGCGTTTAGCCATTTCATAGCCTCATCTAAATTGTTTACATGGTTTTGTTTTTCCATTGTTTTTTCTTTCTCCCCTAATGCCTGGGGGCAAGCAATTTGTTTAAGTAGTATATTATTATACTCAATGACGTTAGATACCTAATCAGATTAGATACCTAATGTAATTAGATACTATGCATTAATCATTATTTGATAATCTGCACTATTTTGATTAAAAATGTTAAGCGCATACATGCTATCTAGTGCTTGATGTCTGCTTTTAGAAACATAGTCAAATCGTTTCCAAATTGGATCAAATACGAAATACATTTCGCGATAAGTTGGTTTTTTGTCATTAATTTTATTCATATTTTTGTTTCCTTTCCGTTGCTTTTTCTTGCAACTCTTAATTACAATAATATTATACACTATTTATTGTCGTTTGTCAATAGTTTTGATTAAAAAAGTTTAAAAAATTTTAAAAAAGTGTTATACAAAAACTGATATAGTGGTATATCCAAAATGATATAACGCATATAGTATATATAACTTAAGGAAAGAGGACCGAGAGTTTAACCGATTTTTTGAACTGTTCGAGAAACAAAAACAAGTTATCAAACGCGTTGAGTTTTGAAAAAGATTTACGCAAAAAAATGTTTAACAAAAGTAGGAAATAATTGTTTGAAAATGCAAGGCTTTAACGGTGTTGTTGTTGGTGGGGTGTGTGGTATGAAATGCTAACAGGCTTTGAGATTTAAACAAGTTGCTGTCGGTTGCTTGCTATGTATGTTAAACGTTCCGCTATGTCGGTTTTGGCTTTCAACAAAGAAAAAGAAAAAAGAACCAAAAAAGAAAAAGAAATAACACCATCAAAAAAAGTTGCAGTTTGTCGACTGCCCCGAATTTTTAAAAGACAGAAAGAAAAGTTCCAAAAGAAAGATAGAAAATAATTTAGTTATACAACAATTTAAAAGTTAACAATTATTGTTTTACTAAAAGAAAGAAATTAAATAAAGAAAGAAAAGGCCGATCCGTTCAATGTTTGCCGATTTTTTGCAGTTCACGAAAAGAAAGAAAAGAAAGAACCAAAGAAAAGAAAGAAAAGCAAATCAAGAGTTAACAACATTTAAGAGATGCAAGGCAACAAGCAAATAGTAAGCATCATGTATCAGTTCAATAGGTCCACCAACTCAACCAACCAACGCGATCAAGTGCAACTGCTCAACTGTCAAACACCAAAAACCAAATAACCCCAAAATCGCCCCATTTCTACACTTTTACTGCCCTACCCTTAGCAATTACACATATTTTACTCTATCTTTTAAAAATACCCCCGTTTTACGGCTCATAATTGAAAATAGAACGCAACAACACCCCCCGGGGGTATGAAATGGGGGATAGGAGTTTTGGAAAAAGACCATATCTAGGTCCACAACCTAAAATTAAGCCCTTTTACCTTATCGCCATTCGACAATATTGATATTTATGCTTATATATGTAGTGATATGAAAGAGAGGTAGGTGTAAGACTTTAAAGCAATGAAAAGACCACAACGAGAAATTAACAACGTTCAGTCTATTGCCAACCGATACCATTAGGGCTTTTAAGAATTGTAGTGAAACACATAGATATTTTGGAACACATTGCTATATACACCTTAGAAACGACAACGAGTGGTTTATAAAAGGTGGCAAGTAGTTAAGCAATGAATAGTTGGTTAGGCATTCAAAAAGAAACGAAAACTACAACACAAAAAAACAATCATAGATATTCAGTAAGAGTTAGACTGCTTACAATTTAGACACTTAGATCTAAGATTTGCCACCTTATCAGGACAACCCTTGTCCGGTATTCAACAAGGTTCAAATAGATACCTACCATTAGTAATTGCATAGGTTCACTTACCAACCGATTTTTTCCTATGGGGATAGGAGATATAGAAAAAGCAAAATTCTAACTTTCCATATTTTTTGAAAGGGTTTTTACCTTTTTTTCGCAAAAGTATTGACAAGGAAATTTTTGTGTGTTATACTTACGGCAAAGGGGGAGTTAGTTATGATACCGATTTACCTTAATGAGAAAACTAAAAAGCAATTGGAAACGGGTCAATACACCCTTAAATTGGGGTCGAAAATTAAAACTTTAGATGACTTGTTAATACGTGGAATTGCTGTAGGTCATAAGTTTATAGGTAGATATGATCCAAGATTTTTAATTAAACCAGGAGGTAAGATTTTAATGAAACAAGATAATTCAAAGACAGTTGACTATGCTGAGATATTTGAAGGTCTAAGTCCTCAACAAGAAGCATTTATCATACTTTACAATTCAATTGACTATTTTGATAAAAGACTAGGAATGTCCCCTTACCTTAATGAAATGGCTTGCTATCTTCTAGTTTACGTTCCTGAAGATGAACTTAGTATTTACGGAGAATATTTAGACCCTAGTAAAATTGATAACTCAGTTGATGAAGATGGTGGCTTTGATAAGGTATATAAAGATTTTAACAATAGAGTTGGCAACTTCCAATTCAAGAGCATTAGTGCCTATATTTCACTTAAGAAAAAAGCTCTTGCTATTCGTAGAAGTCCTAAAGTTATTCAAGCATTTTCTAGAATTGTTGAAACGTTTTGTGGCGATGATGCAGGAATTAAACAAGAGGTTATCAAGTCAACTATCGATATCGTTAGAAATACCAAGAACGATGAAGTTCGTTTAAAAGCCAACAAATTGCTTGGAGAATGGTTCGGTATTGAAAAGAAAGACCAAAATGCTACACTTAACGTTATTCTTAGTGGTATAAATACTGCGACTTCCTTAGAAGAAGATCTAGAGGAAGATGAAAATTAATGGCTGTAAATAGATACGACTTTACTCCCGATAAACAAGAACAATATAAGGCTCTATGCACATATGGTATTGGTTATAACATTCCATATTCTCCTGGAACCTTTGATAGACCTATTAACGACCCTAAGAAGAAGTTTCAAAACCCTAAGGCTGATAAATTATTCAAGGCTGTAATGAGCCGTGATATAGCACACATAACAGTTGAGGGTGGTAAGCGTGGTGGTAAAGATGTTTATGCCCTTTATGCATGGGCTAACTACCTTATGTTATGTCCTAATAGATTACATTTAGCAACAGGACAAACTATAAACCACGCAATTAACACCATACTTGAGGCTGATGGCTTTGGTCTTAGATACTTACTTCCACATGGAGAAAAGCGTAAAATCGATGACCGTGTTGTCTTTATGTTTATGGACTTTTACGGAGTTATCAAAGAAATTCATTTTTTCAGTGGTGGAGAAAGCAACGATAGTGAAAAGTTCCGTGGTATATCTTACGGAAGTCATTATGCAAACGAGGCTATCAACCAACATTACAATACGATTAAAGAGGGTGCCTCAAGAACTAACGCTAGTAAGTGGAGAAAAATCATACATACGCAAAACCCTTTAGCAGGAGAGTTTGAGTATTATTCAAAATATGAAAAACCTTTAATTGCAACCGATGATATTGCGAAAGATGTCTATGAAAAACGAATTCAATTAAGTGCAGAGTATACAAAGCACAAAGGAGAACTTGCTAAATCAATTGAAGATGGTAGAAAAAAGATTTTACAAGTTTATATGAAAAAGTTTAATCTTACAAGTCCAGGACAAATTGCTGAAAATCAAAGTATATATAGGAAATACCTTATCTCACTTAGAGAAGTTGACTTTATTATGCAAAAAGCATACAACGAAAAGTATAGGCACGACTACATTGTCTTTGAGCCTTACTTTGAAAACCCTAACGGAGTTAAGAATGGTTTAAACTTCCGCTATTTTCACTTTACACACGATGATAACTTGTCAATGACTGATATTGATAGAGAAAAAATAGAAGATAGTTATGACAAAACGGGTATTGTTTATAAGAGAGAAATTAGGGGTATTCGTGCAAGTAGTGATAATGCTATATGGCCTACTCTTACAGATAAGAACATATTAAGAGGTCCAATTCCTGAAAATAGCAACTTTTTGCGTTATTTAGTTGTTGACTTTGGTATGATGAATGCATTTGTAGTTATCGACTGCGATGTTGAGGAAGATTATGAATGCAAGATTTGGCAAGAATACCGCTTTGATGGAAGAGAACAACAAGAAAAAGGTGGAAACTATGTGCCACCGACTACATCTTTTTACGCTGATAAGATAGAGGAAATGATAAATAGTAGAAACAAGCACTTTAATGACAAGTATATTGCGGTTATCGTTGACCCTAGTGCTACACCTTTAATTAATGAGTTGAAAATTAGGGGTATAAACGTTAAAAAAGCTAAAAACGATGTTGGAAAACGTAGAGAAAAAGAAAAACCTGACAAGAAAACCGATAAGTCTATTGTTGGTATTTGGCTTGTCCGTGATGGCTTTGATAAAAATATGATTAAGATACACAATAGTTGTATAAAAGGTCTTAACGAATGTTATTCATATAGTTTTGACCCTAAGAAACTTGCACTTGGAGAAGAAATACCTTTAAAAGAACACGACCACTTCCCTGACTGTGTGCGTTATCTTGTAAATACTGTTGTTAAGAACGGAGGTAATTGGAACAAATGGCAAAAAACAAAGTAGTAATGGCTACTCCCGAACAACAAGCCGAGATTAAAAACCTATTGCAAAGCGTTATTGGTGATGAGTTCTTTAGTGGCTTGTTAAATCAAAATGTCTATACCGATCCTATGAATAGTGAGGAGTTTAGAACTGAAAGAAACATTACTTGGAACGTTACAAACATTATGAATATTGAAAGAGCCGAACCGATATTTAGAAGAATATTGAATTACAAGGCATCAATGCCACTCAAAGGTATTGATATTAACTCCAAAAATATTGATAGTGAAAAACTAGAACAAATACAAATAGAACTAGATAAACTTTACTACCCTTTATATGAAATGATATATCAAGGAGAATGCTTTGGTGGAAGTGCTTGTCTTATTTGCATTAAAGGACAAACAACCGATGATAATGGTCGACACCTAAAAGAACCTTTAGATTTTTCAACGATTAAAAAGGGAGATTTCCTAGGTCTTAAAACGCTTGAACGTTGGTTCAGTTGTGTTCCTACTATTAAACTTGTTGATACTATTGGTGGAGAAACAGGAATAGATGACCCTATGGAAATTGGAGAACCCCTATATTATAAGGTTAGAATAGGAGGACAAAACACTAGAGAATATACAGTGCATAGAAGTAGACTTGTTTTCTACAACACAGGTATTCTTCCTAACATTGAAAAACGTATAGAACAATATTGGGGAGTTAGTTTACTTGAACGTATTTATAGACCTCTAGTTCTTTATAAAACAATTGTCAACGCAACTTCCGATATGACCTTGATTAGTTCACAAAGGGTTGTTAAAATGGAAGAAATTGACACCGATGTTTCACAATTAACACAAAGAGCATATGATGCTATGAAAAATAAACTTGCACTTATGAAACGTATGTTAAATTATTCTAACGTGCTATTCTTAGGAGCAAATGATAGTTTTGATTACAAAAACGTTACATTAAATGGAATTGGAGAGGTAGTTAAAAACGCTGAAAGATACCTTGCTACTTGCTCGGGTGTTCCTATGTCATACCTATTTAATGATGGAATTAATGACCAACAAACTACGGAAAACGCTTATGCTGAAATTAAGACCGTGCAAAATGTTTTCATGGATAAGATTTACAAAAAGTTAATCAAGATAATTTATCGTTCATTATTTGGAGAAGATATACCAACATTCCAAATCTCATTTATTAAACTTCGAGAAGTTAGTGATAAAGATATGGCAGATATTATTAACAAGATTGTAAGTTCTTTAGTTGATATTTACAAGGTCAACGGAATGGACAAGAAAACTTTTGTCAGTGCATTAAGTGAAATTACACAAAACTTAGGAGATATGTTCTCTAACTACTCCGATGACTTCATTAAGAAGTTTGGAGATAAACTTTATGTTGAAGAACAAATCGAATTATCACATGCCTTAAATGGCAATAAAAACGAGAATACCGAAGTCGCAAAAGAAAACAACGGCGGTATTAATAATGAGCCTAAACCTACTCCTAATGTTCCCGTAGTTGGAGGTAAAAATGAAAAATGAGGTGATTTAACGTGATATTTGATGAGAAAAAATATAAGTTTAGAACGTATTTAACCGAACACATGTATCGAGATCAAAACAATTTTTTAGTTTGTGAAAATGCGATATTAGGTCGCAGTGGCTTTCAAAAGTATTTAAAAAAAGAGTTAGGAATTGCTGACTCTAATGAAGTTGTAGAAGTTTTAAGGCCCGAAGAGGAAGTTTTCAAAGAAGATAGTATGAAAAGCCTTGAGGGCCGCCCTCTAACTAAAGGACACGTAATCGTTACTATCGATAATTACAAGGTTACATCTAAAGGCTCAGTTAACAACGTGCATAGAGAAGAAAATAATCTTGTTGGAGATATTACTATTACTGATAGAGAAACTGCTGATTTAGTTGAAAGTAAAAAACTAAAGGAGTTAAGTTTAGGTTATTCACAAACTTTAAAATACGATGAAGATACAGATACATATAGTTTTATTGATATCATTTATAATCATATAGCATTAGTTAGAAAAGGTAGGGCAGGCAATGCAATGATTTTAGATGATGGAGAGGAGTTAGATATGGAATTAGATGAAAACAAAGTTCTTGATGAAAACCAAGAGCAAGAAGAAAAAGAACCTAAGGCTGAAGATGGCTGTGGCAAACCAACTGATGATGGCTGTAGCAAATCAACTGATGATGGATGTGGAAAATCAACTGATGATAGTTGCGAAAAACCCGTAGTTGATGAACCTAAAGAAGAACCTAAAGCCGAAGAACCAAAACAAGAAAACGAAGATAAGGAGGAAAAGATAGTGAAAGATGTTGCTTACTTTACTGCTAAACAATTAGAAATCGAAAAAATTACTGATACTACTATTAGAGAAAGTTTAAAGAAAGCTCTTATTGAAGAAATGAAAGCAAACTCTATTACAATTGATGAAATGCCCGCACCAATTGAACCTGAAGTTAAACCTACTATGGTTATCGATGAGGAAGAACCTACAAAACCTACCATTACTCACGAACAAAAAATGCAAATTTTCTTAGATAAGTTTAACCCTAGAAATTACGAGTCTTATGCTGAATATAGAAAATCAGTTAACTCTTTATGTTGCCCTGAAGATCTTAGTCGATTAGCACAACGCGAAAAACTAGAATCTCACTAATGGTTTTAATCGTTTAAAACACACACACAATAAATTTTAAAAATTAGAAAAAGGAGATTATTTTAAAATGAGTATTTTTAATTACACTGCTATTAAAGATTCCGTAAATTATTCTGCATTTTTACCAGGACAAAAAGGCTCTCATTATGACCCTAACACAGTAATTGTCGCTGCTATTGCAGAAGATACAATTGAATTCGGTTCAGTTGTAAATGTTCATCCAGATGCCGATGATCAAGGTATCGGCTGTCGTTATGCTAAGCCAATTGTTGCTAATGCTACTATTGACAAACTAACAGGTATTGCTCTTGCTGATGTTAAAGGACAAAACGTTCTTATCACAAGACAAGCACACCAATTTATTAATTCTTACGCAAAAGGTCAATCAGTTTCAGTTATGAAAAAAGGCTTTGTTTGGGTTCCTGTTCAAAGTTCAGGAACTATTAATGCAGGTGGAACAGTTTACGTTCGTGTAAAAGCAAGTTCTACTAACGCAAGTTTACCTATCGGTGGTATTGAAACAGCTGCTGACTCTACTAACACAATTGCTTGGACCGGTGTTAAGTTTACAGGCGAAAGTGGTTTCCCTCTAAGTGGAACAAACGATGGCACAACTGTTGCAGGTGGTTTAACAGGCAAAACTGCTGAAATCCACCTTGACTTAGATTTAATTTAATTAGGAGGAAATAAATATGATTTCTACAAGAGATGCATTTATACAAAATCAACAATTAGTTGAAAAATTAGCAAACCCTAATGGTATGAGATTTTTAGGTGGTTATGTAGGAGATGCAGATTATGGTTTCCTAGCAAACTCCCTAGAATACATTGATACTAAATTACACCAACCATTCGCAAGATATTTTTGGTATACTGCAATGCCTTACATTATGGCAGGTGGAGCAAAGGAATATGCAAGTTTCTTCAAAACTAACTATTCTTTATCTAACTCTAACGCTGTTACAAGTGGTAGTGCAAACGTTCTAGTAACTGTTAAATCTCAACTTGAAAAAACACAAACTAGAGTTTTACCTTTCTCTTATATTCTTGAAATTGGTTTAATCGACCAAATGAAGGCTGAAGAAGTTGGCTATGATATCTTAAATGAATTTGAACGTGGTGTTATGCACCAACACAATAGAATGCTTGATAATATTACATTCTTCGGTCTACCTGGTGTTTCAGACTCTTATGGTCTATTTAATAACCCTAACGTTGAAACAGTTGTTGAGACTACAAATAAATTTGCTGACCAAACTGCTGCTGAGTTCTTCAAAAATATCGTTGACTTAATGTTAAAAGTTATTATCAAATGTGATTATGATGTTGAAGGAACTCCTAACACAATTTTACTAGACTTAGGTCTATTTGGAAAATTAGCACAACCAATGTCTATCTCTGGAACTAACAATGCAACTGCAACTACAGGTGTTTCACTTTATGATTACATGATGAAAAACTTACCTACAAGACTTGCAGGCTTTGACCCTGATAATGGTTATGTTAGAATTATGCCTAACAAATACCTTGCTAACAAAGGAACAAACGGCACAGGTCGTATTGTAATTTATAGATACAGCGAAGAAGTTGTCCGTGGTATTATGGGTATGGACTTAACTCGTGGTGCAACAGTATTTAGTGGAGAAAAACAAGCAACATTAACAAGTTATGTAGCATTCGTTGGTGAACCACAATTTGTTAAACCTAGTGCAATTATCTACTACGATAATAAAGCATAATAAATTAGATACAAACAACACTTTGAGGGTGGGTGTATAATGCACCTACCCCTTTTAACTATAAGGAGGTAAAAAATGAGTGTAGAACAAGTTTTAGAACAATTAAACCCTTACACACTTAAAGAGTTGGGACACGAAAACCCCGTTTGTCAAAAGATACTAAGTGGCAAGTTCACAGTGCTTGAAGATTTTGATATTTCAATTTTTGTGTGTATATTTCCTGAGTTCAAAAATACACTAACAACCGATAATACGCGATACACATTCTTATTTCAGTTTTATAAACAACTTGCCTTAAAGACCTTTGACTATGAAACATACGGAGAATTACAACTTTATTGTGTTGCTCTATATGTGGCACATCATTTAGAAGTTGCGATTAATAGAACTAAGAACATTGGAAATAGTGCAAACTTAGACACAGCAAACCCTAGTGCAACAGTGAATAGAAACATAGGTGCTAAGGAAGTAAAAAATGCCTATGCCAACTTTAGTAATGAATACGCACAAACTTCTTACGGAAGAGAATTATACCCTTTTATGAAACTTACATCAACAATTAGATTAAAGGGGGTTTATTAATGCCTAGAAAATTTGAATATAACGTGCCTTTTAACGATGAAAAATTAATTTATTTAGAAGATATACATCAATACGTTCTTAATCGCGACTTTGCAAGTAATAGATTTGGAACTGACGCTCTTTCAGGGTATGATGATAACGAGTGGGACATTTTAACTCGACAACTTAGTGATAATATTTATTGCTTTATTTATTCGTTCAAAACGGGTATTGAAGAACACGACAAGATGGAATATGAACTTGCGAAAAATCAATGGTTTAGAGAAATACTTGCTGAGGCTTTATTAAGTCAATTCGAGTATGCAAATACTACAAACGGAGATATAGTTCAATTACAACACGGAATAAATCTTAATGCCGATAAAAGCCTTGATATTTCTAAACTACGTGGGGAACTAATGATAGCAACTAAGGCTTATCTAAAACTATATTATGGTGGCTTATTAACATCAGTTTCAGGAACAAACGAGTTCGACTATAGTTTGTATAGAAAGGACTACTAATATGCGTGGTGAAACTTTATCATTTGCTGAAAACTATCAAGCCACGTATTACGATCTAATCGGAACTAAAGTTGTTAATGGAGTAAAAGTATTTGAATATGACACAATGCCACAAACTTTTTCCTATGCTGAAACCTCATTGTCAGGAGCAACAGTATTCCAAAGTCTTAAGGGTTTTGAAACGAGTTCAGTAGAGTTTGGCGGTGTTTATCAAACTAGTTCATATAAGTATAAAATACAAACAAGTAATACTCAAATAGATTTTAAAGTTAATGGAAAAGTCAAAATGATTATTGATGGAGAAGAAAAAACATTTACTATTATAAAAGTAACGTATTTAACGGCTTATTTAAAGGGTTTAAGTGGAAAAAGACCTTTTGTTAAGGGTAATTCGTTAAAAAGTTTACCAAGAGTATTGGATTTAAGTTAGGAGTGTGATATAATGGTAATATCAAATACAATTAAGAATGCAATTCGTGATTGGCTACAAGTGAAAATGAACGAGTGCTACAAGACTGTTACAAATGACACTATTGATATGTTTAAGTTTGAAACAAATTGGGTTTATGAAGGTAATTTATTTAAACAATATGACCCTACAACGGGTAGAATAATTAAAGACCAATTCGATAACGCTATCAAATATATTCCTTGTGCCGTTCAGTCAATTACGGGAGAACGTAGAGAAATACCTAACACATATATTGCTGATGTATCAATTCCTATTGCAATGTTAATATTTGACCTTGACAGCCTTAGTTCAGTTGAGGCTACATTAACTTATTTTAACGACCAAACTATAGGGGAAGTATTTAACATACAAGCCATTTACAATAACGTTGAAACTACATATCAATTCTCGTTTTCTATGGATTTACCTGACTTTGATGACTTTATGGTTATGCAAGGGGAAAATGCGAAAGCCGTTGTTTTCCAACTTAACGGAGTAATAACGCAAAACGTAGAATATGGCAATGAACTAGAATATGAACTTAGTATTGATAATGGCACAACATTTGAAAGACTTTTAAAGTCTGAGAACACAAACACACGTATTTTCAATTTTGGTAGCGACCAACGTTTAGGTGGCTACGAACAAAGAGCAATAGAAGATGACAGCGTTTGGACACTTAACCTATCAATTATCGTGCAAAAATCAAACAATAACGCTAGAAGTATATCAAGTCAATTAATTCCATTTATTTACGAGCGTGATTACACAAAGATTAAGAAAAACGGAGTTCAAGTTTACCAACAAGACCCTTTAAATAGATTAAAACTTAAAATCATTACAAATGGTATCGATGATATTATCAAAGATGTTATTCTTTCCAATATTTCTTGCTCGGCTAACTATGGAGATTACGTTATCTTAACTCTTGCTTTCCGTGATAAAGATACCTCAATTCCGGATGTGATTTAATGCTTGATTTAAAAACTATAGAAACTATTTCTTATACTAAAACATTTAAATGGGGTTTTAAAAAAATGAATGAACTTAAACGCACACTTATTGCATCGGCAAGATCTTGGTGTCCTGTTGATACGGGTAATATGCGTGAAAATGCCATTTATGTTGTAAATACTCCTAACGGCTTTAAAATCGTTTGGGATGATAGATTTGCGTTTTATATGCCTGATGTAAACGAGGGTAGGAATAAACTATACCCTAACAGCATTAGAGTTAAGCAAAATAAAGGGTTTGTTGATAGAGGAATAGGAGCATGCTTTGTTGCCCTTAACGCAGTTTGTTCATATGGAAAATTACAATTTCAACCAATGCGTGAGGGTCGTAGCAAACGTTTTGCACCTTTATTTCTTAAACTACAGCATAAATTGTTAACCAGACAGTTGAGTGATACGTATATGGTTCATAATGAACGTATGTTAGAAAGACTATCTCAAAGTATGAAATATGCTATGCTACATTTAACTGACCCTAGCAAAGATTTATTCGAGCAAGGTCAAGAAATATTTGATGTAACTAATGAAGAAGTAAGAGAAGCACCTATTGGAATAGTAAATGGTCCTGGTGTTATCTATCAAGGAACAAATGAGGAGTAAAGGAGTGATTTTATGGCAGGTCATTATGCAGAGTTTGTTGTAAACTTAAATAACATTGGTGGAGAAACTAAACCAAAGTTCAGCAAGGCAAGAGAACAAAAACAAGCAGAAGATAATTATAGGTCAATACGTGGCACAATAGCAGTCGTTGCTAAATCGGTCAGTGTTGTTAATAATCAAGTTGGAGCATACACAGGAAACAAAGTTAAGCAACAAAACATTAGACAAGGAATTGGAATTGCTACAGCCCTTGCAGTAAGTGCAATTAACCCTGGGTTGGGTATTGCAATGCTTACAGGCAATACAATTGAAAGCACTGTTAGTTATATGACTAATATGATTAATACACAACAAGAAACTACTTATAAAACTTCTTTGGTTGGCAAAATGTCAACTAGTGGATCAAGGTGGAGAGGGGAAAACAAATGATTAATTACACATTTAAAATCGATATGAATAATGGGAATGGTTTAGTCAACTTTACTTTTCCACCTTTTCAAGAAAACTCTGATGTTGCAAGGCTTGGAGAAGAACTTGACTCAGGCTTTATGATTTTTTGGAGCAAAAGTTCTAAACAAATACCTATAATGAGTTATATTGAATATACTATGAGTGATGGAACTAACACGATTACAAGGAAGTTTTATGTTGGTCGTGATGAAGTTAAACCTGTTTCCAAAAGAAGTGAAGTTTACGCACATAATCTTGAACTTATAGAACTATACAAGAAAACGGAAAAGTTTTTAGATGCTACAATAACCTTTACTCAACCAATAGAAAATGATAAGAGTAATTACACACTTTTAGACTGCATAGAACGTATTATTCGTATCATTCCTTTAGGAGAAACTGATGGTTCACATTTAGAAAAATTAATTAATGGTGCATATCAAACTATCTACAATTATGGTATGTTTCCACTTCCACAAGGAAGAATTATAAATGAAATATCTAGTGAACTTAAAACCGAATTACAAAAAATTGAAGCACCACAATTTGTATTTAGCAACCCTACGTTAAGGGAGGCAATAGATGGTGTTTTGAAATATGTAAATGCCGTTGGAAACCTTAATACAAGGGTAGTTAACGGAAAAACCTTACGAGATGTTTTAGGTGCTGAGTTTTATGGTTATCTGAAGAACCTTATAAACCTTAATAGACCTATTTATCATAGAACACTAGAACAAAATATAGAGGGTTATTCAAACAACCAAGAAAGTTTTTCACAAAACAATATAGTTGAAAAAAATTATAATGTATCTAGCGTTTCACACCCTAATAACGATAACTACGATTATATTAGAAGTAGTGAAAATGACTATGATATTACTGATAGCAATTTTTGTGCTGTTTTGCCTTACCCTATTAAAAGTATTCTACATTTCTACGTTCCTGTTTATTACAGCATAGAAGTAGACCAAGTAAAACACGAGTTTAAACTTTTACTTGATGTCGCGAGCCAAATACTTGCTAACGACCAATACGCAACTAAGAGTTTAGAAGAAAAACGCTACTATTGGAGATATGCTGTTAACGACAATAAAATAATTATGTATGACACCTTTACATCAGTATTATTTACGCTAAACACAATAGACTGGGTATTAGCAATGGCAAGTTATAATTATGCCGTTAGTCAAGGTTGGATTACTGACCCTAAAACACAAGGAATTAGTGGCACAATTACAATGCTTAACGATTTAGAAGATACTTCAACATCAGGAACTAATGTAAGTTGGGCTGTAGCTCTTGGCACAGGTATGGTTGAACCTACAGGTGGAAAAGTTAGTGAGTTAATCAAAAACATGTGTTTCCGTTGTGATTTTACAACCGAACAAAACACAAGAATTAACTCTAGAAAAGAAGATATAGAAGATACACCTTTAAATTGCACTTCCAATATGCAACAACAAGATCGTGTAATATCATTTACCAATTTTGCAAACACAATATTTTCGACTTCTCAAAGAACGGGTAATGCTGACCTTGAAGTTACGTGCAAACACAAGGCACTTAGTGATTTAATTAGGGTTGGAGATTATACAACCGAGGGTTATGTGTGCGTTGAGGCTGAATACATTTACTATCGTGAATACATTATAGGTAAGTATAAGTTCAACAAGAATTACAACCGCATTAGTTCATTTATAGGTATAAACTCTGATATAAGAAGTTTCCAAATGCCTAATGATAGCAAAACCTATGAACGCATATGCAAAACCGAGCATTATTTAGAGGTTGGTTTTAATCATACACGAACAAACGATGTAGTCGCAAACAATTACTATGTTTTAGGTAAATTAATGTCTTATACGTTTACTCTACCTGAACCTGAAGTTGCAACAGATATTGATTATTCAAAGGTTTTATGTGCTGTTATAGAGTTTCCTAATGATAACTTGGCAAATAAGGAATTAAACAATTATTACAAGAGTGAGTTTGATTTAACAGGTGTTCCTATTTTGGTTCTTCCAATAATTACTAAAGGTGGCGGAAATACGATAACATTTGAGTTTGGTTTTACCGACCCTATTTATTGTGGCACTAAAATATATGAGATTTCAAACCCTTTAACAAAACGACTTAAAAAGCCGATACCTTATTGCTACCCTCAAGACTATAATTTAGGTTCTTGCACTAGCATTGGTTTCTTACGAACAATTAAGTATAATTTACATAGGGGTTATGAGTTAACAACATCGACTGATCCTAACCGAATGTTGCCGTTAGATGTCAAAAAGGTTAGTAGTGATAAAACAAATCAAGCCGTTTATACGAGTGGCAATTTACTTGTGCTTAAAGATAGTAGTGAAATACTTAAGTTTAATCATTGCATATCTTGTCTATCAGTTGATGAAGATATAACACTTGGTTTAGCGTTCACGGAAAATAACTATGCGATTACAGGAACATATACCGATATAGCAGTTTACCTATGCAAAGATAATTTAGGTAAGTTTGCTAAGAATTATTTAGACACTACAAATTGCAAGGAGATTAATTGGAAAGCTCAAGACCCTATACCTAAGCACCCTTTTGTTGTAGGTGGCAATGCAACGGGAACTACCGACAATTACTTTTCAGTGCAATTTAATGAATATACTAAACAAGCAATTCAAAACAATTTAACACAATTTCCTAACACTTATAAATATATCGTTGTTTCAAGACCTAATGAAAATAATAAACAACAAATACTTTATCATATTAAAATCAATGGGGAAAATTGGAAACAACCTATTAACTTTGTTCTTGCTAAAACAAGAGATAATTTAGTTTACGATTATTAGAAAGGAGATAACTAATGGCTTTATATGAAATAAATCTTAAAGTTTATGTAAACTATGATGGAACTCTATATAACAAGGGTTCTAAAAACATTTTAAGACCTATCTATAAATTGTCTAATGCAGTTTACAAGTTAAGTCTTATTACACCTATTGCACCAACTAACGTGCTTTATGCATCATTCCAAAAAGCCGATGGAACTAAAACTACTCAGCAACTTATGGCTTATGATGGAATTGAAGTTGTTGATGGCAATAATTGGAACGTTTATACGCTAAATATTAATAATAGCATTACGAACGTTTCCGAAAAACAAAGGGACAATTCACTTTCTTTTGACTTTAATGTCAGTGATGGAAAATCTACTCCTGCACTTCTTAACACAGAACCTATCGTTGTAAAATGTCAGTATTCTATTATCGGTCAAGAAGTAGAAGTCAGCCAAAGTGATTTAGACCAAATATTAGCCTCAGTAATGGCTACACTTAAAAATCGTGATAAAGATAAGGTGTTTAGCGTTGCATTCTTACCTAGCGTTGTTGAAGATGAAACCGATGATAATTACAATGTCGGCTATGTTTATCTATTAAACGGTAAATACACTGCAATTACTGAAATACCTGAAACTCCTGACCCTAACGTTGCTTACTTATGGAACGGAGAAACACGCACAACTACACCGATTTTAGTTAACGGAAAATACTACCGATTTAAAGATAGTGCTTGGCAAGAACTTGTTAATTACTCTCAAAATAAAGGTAATATCTATCGTGCTGTTAAAGGTGGCTATGCGGAAATAGCAAGGGGTATTGAATATATCAATTCTCTTATGACTGATGTTGAAAATATTAAAAACGCACTAGGAAACACCTCTCAAATACCTAGTGGCTCAACTATAACAAGTTTGGTTCTACAAAACGTTAGTGATATTACAAAACTAAAAAACGATGTTCTAGATCTTGGCTCGTTAGTCGAACAAAACCAAAATCAAATAAGCACAATTAATCAGTCTATAGAAAGTATAAACAGCCAACTTGGCTCTTTATCTCAAAGACTTACAACTGCTGAAAACGATATTATTAGCCTTACCAACTATTTAAATCAAATTGGCAGTTCAGTTATGGCAAACGCTGATAATATTGCAAGCCTACAAGGTTCTAAACTTAACAAGGACTTTTCAGATATTGCCATTGGAAATACTATTGCCGACAATGATTACGTTATCGTTAATAGTGGCGGTGTATCATACAAAATTGTTTTCTCTAAACTTAAAGAGTTAATTGGTAGCGGTGGAGGTGTTAATCACTACAAAGGCGACTTTATCAGTTATGAGGCTTTAGTTCAAGCAGTTCCTGTTGGAGAACCTGGAGATTACGCTTTCGTTAATACCAACAATGAACTTGTTATGTATATTTGGGACAGTGATGATAACACTTGGAAAGAAACTACTCACGGTCAATACGTGTCAACTGCCACTTTTGCTGAGTTCCAACAAGGGCTTATCACTAACGGCACTATCGTTGCTAATACTGCATCAAACTACTATACTGCAAACGGCAATAAAAATATTGAAAGTGAATTTAATACTGTCAATTCTTCTATTAATCAAGTAAAAGAGGGTGTAAATGGCAAGTTAACTGCAACTATCAACATTCAACCAACCGACACTGTTCTTTCCGATAGTGATTATGCATTATATAAACAAAACCCTTATGGAACAACTATTGTTGAAAGTGAGGCAGGAATAAATACAAGTTATAGATGTTTTGAAGGTTCGAACAACGCGTTCATAGCAACATCATTTATTTCAGATGGATACATAAAAGAGATAACTATTGATTCAAGTTCTCCTCATACAATAACTAGACAAACAATAAAGCTTGATGTTCCAAGTGATGTTAGAGATACAGTAAATCATTCAATATCAATTGAAATAACGCTTGATTCAAATGATAATCCATCTTGGACTGATAGTGAAAAAGAAAAATTTTTAAATGCTATTGAAGTTGGTAATTTAAACAGAGTAGGTCTTTCATTTCCATATGGTGTTGCTGATGTTTGTGCTACATATAATGGTTCGTTTTCATTGGGCAGTGAAAGTCAAGCATTTATTTTCTCAACAGCAGTTATTCCCGATATTTTTTTAGATGGTGATGATTATTATCCTATAACTTTAGCAATAACAGTTTTAGTTAACTCTGATAAAACTACTCAACTTACATTTTTTGAAACTAACTTAAGGCACGAAGAAAGAGAAGTTAAAACCATAATAGATATTAATTTTAGTGCAGAACCAGGACAACAAGGAATAATTAGTTCCGATGAGGCTAGTAAAATTACTTCTGCTATTGGTAGCAAAAGTTTAGTTGAAATACAAGTAGGAAATAAACTTTATTCTTTCCAAAGTGGAAGAGTTATTGGTTCAGGCTCAGTAAGTATTGATAACATTGTTTATTTCTCTAATGTTGAAAAAACTGATACAGATGTTATTATTAATACTCTAGAAATAGATACACAAAATTTAACATATATAATAACAAGTAAGATAATTGGAAGTGGAGATAACAATGGTTTTATTGATGTAACTAATGAAGTTCCTACAGACTTAACTGCTTGGGATGGTGAAAAAATTTCTAATTTTTTAAATTCTTGCTATGAAAAAAAATATAAAGAAATTACCTTCTCTTTTAGTGTCTCCTATGCTATCTATACTTTGTATTGTATGAGTTCAATTCCGATAAAAGAAGGAGGAAAGGCTTGTTGGAACTTGTTTGTTATTAGAGAAACTACTTATAATCAAAAATACTCATATATTGGTTTTTACAATCCTGATGCGATTACTATTAGTGGTAAATTTTACTTAATAGATATGACAGCTAATACTTATGTTCCTACTAATGATATTAGCCCATCATCGTTATTCGAAATATTTAAAGGTGGAATAAGATATGCTCCAGATTCTTCAATAAATAGGGCGGTTTTTGCAAATGATATGTATACTTTGGCACTAAATTGTCCTGATACAATTATTTCAGCAAATACTGAATTAACAAGTATTGAGGATGCTGCTTTTAAACTTGCAAGGAAAATATACTTACAAGTAAATAATAGTCAAACTATTAATGGCAAAGCATTTCAAACTAAGGGAGTTGAGTTGTATGCTAATGAAATGGGAACATCAAAAAGCAAATCTCAAACCTTTACAGGTGGAATATTACGAGATGCCGATGAAAATGAATATGAAGTGTCGATTAGAACTCCTTACACGGGAACTACAACATATACATTACATATAATACAAAAAGTTGTAAAAATCACAGGTTTACCTGAGAACGCAACGAATGGCACATTTACTGATTATGAAATAAGCACATTACAAAACGGCACGAAGTATATCGAGTTCAACAAAGAACTTTACGAATTAAAAGATATGCAACACGTAAGTGGCTACTTAACATTCTCTCATTTAGGTGCAGAGAACAGCAAGCATATGACAAAGTGCATTACAATTAATATTAGTGCAAAGACTTGGGTATTAACGACACAAGAAGTAATACCTGTAATTGCAAACCCTACAGGAGATGCCACAGCAAATCTTACAAAGGTGCAAATTGGAGATGTAGTTTATTCAATTCCTAGTGGCGGTGGCGGTTCAACTGAACTAATGGTTTCAACGACATATGCCAACCTAGTTTCATTAAAGACCAACTCACAACTTCAAAAAGGTGTATTATATCGAATTACCGATTACACGGCTACAACAAGTCAACCTTATACAAAAGAGGCAAATAATCAGTTTGATATTCTCGTTCGTGCGACTTCGGAAAATACTTTAGATGAAAATGCAAACGCGATTTTACATAGCGGAGATACTTACTTTGCTAATTGCAAACTTGAAAATTGGGTTCTTAAATATTGTTTGACTAACGATAGTTCACGTTTCTATTGGGCTGATACAACCGATGCCGGTAAGGGTGTTGTTTACTACTTACGCGATGAATGGGGTAATGAGGCTCCTTACGACTTCAAGAACATTCAGTTCCAACTTTACAAGATTACGGCTTGTCCTAACGTTCCAGGTCTTGTTGGCAAATATACATTCTCAACTAGCAACTCTTCTATTACTACTAACAGCACCGATAGTCTTTGGACTTATACCTTTGGTGCATACGTTTCAAGTGAAACCAAAATGTATGATATGTCGGTAGAACAAAGCAAGTGGGGAAATGATGAGGGTGGCTACAACAATACTTGTGAAAATAAAATTGGAGAGTATCACGGACCAGACCATTCTTATGGACCTTTAGTTCTAAACAAGACAGTGTTCTTATACATGGATCCTGAAAATGCCGATTATTTTCCACCACAATACAATACAATTGGTGCAAACAACTATGAGAACGTATTTAATGGTTATAATTGCACTAATAACATTATTGGTTTAGATTTCACAAAGAATACGCTTTTAGGAGAGTCAGGACATTTACACGTTGGTATTGGTTGCTATTTCTTAGTGTCCGACTCGTATATGACAAACGTTAAGTTCAAACTAAATTGCTCTAACATTTATCTATCAAATATCGTTATGAGTTCTTGCTCTTTTGGTGTTTCTTGTGCTAACAACGTTTTCTCAGGTAATGGAAATGCCGTAACTAATTTTACACTTGAAGATAATTGCTCGAACCTATCGTTAACAATTCCTAGCGGTCAAACAGCACCTCTTTCTAAGGTTTACGTTGAGGAAGGAACAAACGGTTTCTTATCTAGTGCCGTTGCAAAAATCGACATCTATGACTCTCAAATGGTTAATAATGAGGCACCTATCACAATTTCTAGGGACTCTAACGATAAATTACTTATGTTATGGCAAAGTGATGGTCGAACTCAAGGTTGCAAGACTAAATCGGTTTCTTCCTACACCAATTGGACTACTTCCGATGATAGTGCTAAACCTTACGCGACTAAGGAATATGTTGATAATTTAATTATAAGTAGTTTGCAGGGGGATTATTAAAATATGGCAACAAATAATAATCTACAAGACTTCTTAACAGATGTAGCCAATGCTATAAGAACCAAAACAGGCGCAACTCAACCAATTAACGCTCAAGATTTTAGTGCTAAGATATTAAATATACCAACTGGTGGTGGAAATACATTAAAGAATTTATTAGATGCTACACAGAGTGCTAGTTATTTATTTATCAGTTATAAAGGAACTTCTGTAGATGATTTAATTCAACCTAATGACACAAGTAATGTTACTAATATGTCTTATATGTTTAATAATTGTTCTAGTTTAACTACAATACCACAATTAGACACTAGTAATGTTACTGATATGTATTATATGTTTCATAATTGTAACTCATTAACTTCTATACCTTTATTAGACACTAGTAATGTCACTAACATGAATGGTATATTTTCGGGTTGTTCTTCTCTTAAATCTATTTTAATGACTGGAATGAAAGTCAAATTTGATATATCAGCAAGCACCAAATTTGAAAGAGCTGACCTATTAATAATTTTGAATAATCTAGCAACAGTAACTACTACTCAAACATTAACTATGGGCGCAACTAATCTTGCAAAACTTACTGATGAAGATAAAGCAATAGCTACTAATAAGGGTTGGACTTTAGCATAGGAGGTAAAGTATGATAAATAAAATTGAAAGTAAAAAAGGTTATGTCTTTGCCTTAAAAGATAAATCGGCAGTCTATGACAATGTAATTTATTTAGGTATATATGACAGTGCTGATAATTACATTCAAATAACTAAAAAAGAAGCCGAACAAATTAAAAAAGAACTTGAAGAAAAATCAATTCAAGAAATCAAAGAAAACGAACAAAAATAGCAAAGTTAATATAAGAAAAAGTTATATTATGTTTTGTTGTATATTATAATATTGTAAATTAATGATTAATCATAGAACAAATACAAGTAGGAAAGAAATATGTTAATAATCATAGAAGTTATATGTATATTAAGTTATTCGGGTTATATGTTGGCAGAGTTAATCGACTTGCTGTTGGACTTTGTCGATGGTCGCAAGATAAAGTTTAGAACGATACTCGGTCAAGTGTTCTCGGTAATAGTGTTATTGAATATCGTGTTATTTTTCAATATATTCCTATAATCTTGACAAAGGAAAGCCAAGGTTGTATAATCTAGGGTGTGTGTTGAAAATTGATTAAAATAAGCAACCTTTCTCACAGCGTTTGAAATAAAAAAGGTGGGTAATTGTCTTACTCATCTTTTGTGAGAGGGGTTAGGAAAAAAGGAGTAAACTAATGAAATACGTTATATATAAAGGTGCGAATAATAACGTTAGATATCAAAAGGTAATGTTGCTAGATATACGCAATAGACAAGTTGAAGAAGATTTAACGGAAGTTATTTTGCAAGATACTGAAACAAAAAAATTAATTACTCTAGGGGAACTCCTTGAAAAGTTGCGTGTTGAAAACGAAACGTTAAAAAAAGAGTTTGAAACCTACAAGGAACAAACCGACAAAAAGATACAAACTTTAGCAAAAGCAATAAACGCTTTAAAGGAAGAAACTAGAGAGAAAGGAATTATCTAAATATGAACTTTGGAGAGATTTGGAAACAAATAGTAGATTGGTATAACGCTAGTGGCTTTAGTATGATTTTTCAGTCATTAATAGGAGTTTTCGTAGTCGTTTATAATTTTATTGCAAGCAACAAGTTGAAATCAAGCAAACTTAAGGAAATATCAAGTGTTGCAACTAACAAAGTGCTTACTGAAAAGATAAACCTTAGTAATGAAGATATAAGCAACAAAATAAATGCGATTACAACCGAATTAAAGGGTAGTGCGTGCATTTTAAACGGAGTTGTTGCTACTTTATTGATAATTATACAAAACTCCAAAATTGACCCTAAATCAAAGCAATTAGCCCTTAAGACAATTGAGTTAATTGGAAAGGGAGAACCTAGTGTTAAACAAGAAGAAAAACTTGAAGATGTTGTTAACGAGATAAAAGAAAGTGTAGAACAAGAAGTTGCTGAAAGTGTTGAAAAGGAAGAAAGCGGTCAACTTGACAGCCTTGTTGAAAACTTGCTTTCAGAAGTCATAGATGAGTAGTGAAGTAAAAATCGATAAAGTTTCTAACAAGAAGAAATTACTCTTTTTAGGACTTAGCATTTTATTTACTTATCTTGTTCCGTTTCTAATAGTAGGAGTTAAGTTTGGGTTCTTTAAACCTGAAGTTTCAACTCCAAAAAAACTAACAATGTTTTGCCTACTTGCACTCGTTGTTATTGCATTTAAGTTCTTCGGTCGTGCCAAGGAACTCATTGATAAATATGTTAAGAACACAATTTTAAGAAAGGTTTTGCTCTTTTCTAGAAACCTTGCTATTGCAATAGTAATTATAATTGTTCTTGAAAATATGAAAGGTTCAATTGACAACCTAGAGTTCTTTGTCATAACGATCTTGTCGAGTTTTACAATTGGTAATCTTTTCTTTGAAGATTTTAAAGATTGTCTTAAACAAGATGAAAAGTGGGTTGCTAAACAAGAAATGCTTGCAACTCTTAAAGAATACGAAGAACAAAAGACAAAACAAACTCAAGTATAATTTAAAATTAAAAAAGACCTTGATTTTACTCAGGGTCTTTATTTTTTGTTTTCCACTCATTGAATAACGTTAACCAACGTATTTTTACATATAAGGCATCTAGTGGCACTTGCTCTACGTATGAGGGAGCAAACTGATAACCATATATAAAGTTCGATGTTAAACTCAACAACTTAACAAGTATTGGAACTAAGCATAGCCACGATAACTTAGCAATATCAAAACTGAATGACAACATCATAGTTGATACGCTGAATGTAAACAATGAACGAGGTAGTAAGCCGTTTGTCAAAACCTTAAGGCTTGAGTTAGGCAAATCATCATTTACGTTGCCTTGTGAACCAACAGTGATTAATTTGTGTGTGATTTTTCTATACTTAATGTTGATTTTGTCTATGTTATAAGTAAGGTTCAAAGGATGCACTTCTAGTAGATAACCAACCTTTTTTCTAACAAACTTGTTTTGTCCTTTTAAAGACATACGCATAAATAAACAATATTGTGTGAAATATTCTTCTTCGGTTTCAAAGTCGGTAGGCTTTTTATCAAACACATGTTTTTTGCTGAACTCAACATATGCTGAAATATCTTGTGCCTTTGCCTTTTGTTCCAACTTGTAAAGTTTACGTTCAATTTTTCTTCGGTATGTATCTTGCTTTCTTTTCTTGTTTGTTTCATATAAAAACTTGTCTAAACTGCTGTCTTGTATGTTTGGGCTTATTTTAGCAAGGGCTTTGTTGCACTCACTAAACTTGTTATCACTATCTTCCAACATTATTATATTAGATCTACGTAAGGTGCTTGCAATAGCCATTAATAGTCCGCTTGCCGATACTAGAACTACGTTAAACCAATACGAGGATGTTGTAAAGACTTCCCATGTAAAATCAGGTTTGATTAGTTCAGTTAAACCCGTTAAGATAACAGTAAATGCAATTATGATAAGATAGGGCAAGTTTTTAAAAGTTATTCTTACCCTTTTCTTACCTAGTTCTTTAATGCTGTCAAGATTTACATTGCTTGCCATTTTTCATCAAGTTTTAGATACATTGCTTGGAAATTACAAAAGTTAACTATTTCAATGGGAACAATTGCTACTCCGTTCTCGATTTTTTCTACAAACATTTTGTTAAATAGTTTTTCAAACTCTTCTAAATAACTAACGCGTTTTGCACGTTCAGTTTTATAAGTTTCTTCATCATAGCCACGTTCTTTGTGGAACTTTTCTTTTTCAGCAATATGCTTTAAAAGTGCCTCATCTTTTGTATGTTTTTTAGCAATTTTTAAAATCTCAATTGCAGGTTTAAATGCCAACTTAAATTGTCTGTCTAATTGGTCTATTTGCATTTTAATGCGTTCTCTTGTTTCAATGAAAAACGCTTTAACTTTTAGGTAATTTTCTTTATCTTCTCCCTCGATATTCATTGGAAGAATTTTAACTTTACTCATTACTTCTTCTATTTTCTCGGTTAGTTGGTTTTGATTTTCTTGCATTATTTTGCTCCTCCTAAATCATCTTCAAAAGGCTTTTCATAGTTCTTTTGATTTTCAACATTCATTTGGTTCATACATTTAGAGCATAGTTGTGAACCTAACTCTCCTATGCAAATTTCTTTTCTACTTCCGCATTTGCTACAAACGAAGATGTTTGTTTCGCTTTCAGGGAACTTTGATTTTTTTGCTTTTGCCATTTTCTTTCTTCCTTTCTTGTTTTTCAATTGTCTGCCCTAGTTAATTTCCCACTTTCAGCCTAAAATAAGGGGTAAATTAGGATGTTTTAAATGTGAAAGGGAATTAGTTAGGGGACTTATGAAATTGTTTATTTTTACCCCTTAAATTAGGTCTATTGTGTTTACGACTACTGTTGCATAGGTGCGTTGACTTCCATCTTCTTTTTTAACGGTGTCGATATTTAGCGTTCCAACAACACCTAGCATTTCTCCTTTTTTCTTGTGTTTTGCTACAAGTTCAGCCGTTTTACCAAAGCACATACAATCTATAAAATCGGTGTTTTGTTCTTCGGGTTTTGCTACTCTATTTCTTCTTACAGCCAAGGTAAGGTAGCAGTATTTGTTTCCTTTTTGATTTTCTCTTAATTCAACATCTTTTGTAATTCTTCCAACTAATTGTATATGGTTCATACCTTTATCTTCTTCCTCCAATATCTAGTCCATAATCTCTTTGCAATAATAATAACATATCAGCACTAATATCTGCTTGCGGAATGCGTTTTTCTTCATAACAAGTATCGCGATAGTTTAGTGCATAGTCCATAAGTTCGCATAGTTCCATTCTATCAAAAGTCAGCAACTTATCATATATCGTTATGCCACTAAGGTTAAACGGCTTGCTATTCTTTATCGCACTTTCACTTTCAGTATCAAAAAATATGTATTTCATTACTGCGTTTGTTGACCCTTTTAAGTATGCATATAATTCACATTGCAATTCTTCTTCTTCGTTTGCGTTATCTTGATACCACTCGTATTTACTAAGGGGTTTTGATTTGCACTCATAGATAGTTTCAAAGTTATCAGTTGCTAAATCTATTACTCCGCCATAGTTAGGGTCTTCTTTAAACATATCATAATTTTCTTCTTTTGTGTCATAGTGATTTACTTTTACACCCATTTTTGTTAACTCGTGTTCTACTAGGAACTCCCCTATTGCACCTCGTTTTATATAGAACGGATCGATAGGTTCTTCTTTAATTCCTAAAAACATTTTAACAAGGCAGTCTCCTTTGGTCGTAAATCTACTCTTTCCAAGCAATTGTGGAAACCTATGACCTGTTATTTTTTTCAACTTTATTTGTTCTTTGTCAAACACTAGGTAGCCATTTTCTATCTTCATGTTTTACTACCTCCTAATCAAAAAGGCAAGTCAGCATTAAGTGGCACATTTTCGTTATCAAGATAATAATAACCAACATATTTTCTACAAGGCTTTATATCTTTCCTAATAAATGTTTTGTCAGCAAGCAAGTCAGCCACTGTGTCATAGACTTTTAGAACCCTACCAACAACTAAGCCACTTTCAGTATCGCAAAATACGATATCTTCTTCTTTCATTTCTTCTATTGCTGAAAACATATAGGTTTTTTGTGTGTTAGGGGCTAAGTAGTAATTAAGCAACGTTACAAGCACTACTCTTTGTGGTGTAAGCACTTTCTTTTCTTCACTCATAGTTTACTCCTTTTCTAGCAATTCGAGTATCTTTTTTGCACTATCTTCTTTCCTACAAAACAGGAACGTGCAACCATACCTTTCTTGCATTGTTAATAATATCTTCATAATACTTTCCCCTTTCATTTGCGTTAGGGGTTTTCCTTTGTTTTTGCCCCACTGCCATTTAGGGCTTTTCCAATATTTCAAGGCAAACACGTTTGAAAAAGGTTCTTCTATCAGTATGTAAAGTTTTATTCCATGTATTTTTGCACCCTCTAGCTCTCTCCTAAATCTCTCGTGTTGCTTTGTGATGTTTCCTACAATTTCCATTACGTTTTGTTTTATATCAACGCTTACGTATTCTTTACCATATAACATATAATCTCCATAGTCGCATTTCCTACGCACTACAGGTATGCCGTTGTCTTTGAACCAACCCTCTATATGGTCTTTTTTACCAACTTTTTCTCGCGTATCTTGAATAATTATTCTTTGCATTATTCTAAGTCCTTGAATAGATCATCGATATAGTTAGTTGTAGGAGTTTCAACGGGTATTTCATCGACTTCTTCAATTTCAGCCGTTTCTACAAGGGTTTCAGTAGGGTTTGTTTCTTTTAAAACTTCTTGCCCTATTTCTTCTGCTATATCTACTTCATCATCTTCTACTTCAGTCGTAAGATTTGCATTCCCTTTTTTTATCTTCCTAGTTTTTAAGTTAATAATTGGTGCTTTCTTCTCTCTCTTTTCAGTTATGACAACATTTCCTATTGTCTTTTCTAACTCTTCTACTTTCTTTTCAAGTCTAGCAACCTTTTCTTCTCTATATTTTTCTTCTCCTATTTCCCCTCTCACATATACTCCAAGAGTAGGGTAATATTTAAAGTTTGGCACAACAGCCCAACGTATTAAACTGCGGTTCATTACGTTAAAACATAGATATACATCGGTATAGAATTTTAATAGTAGTTTCTTTTGCTTATCTTCAGGCAGTTTTGCGTTTTCTTCAAACGCTTTGTTATACCTTTCTAGTAAATCATCTAAGTTTTTGTCAGTTCCGTAAATCTTAACACTCATCATTAGAGCATTATTTTTAATTCCTAGTTCATTTTTAAAACTCGGGGTTTTTACAAAGCAAGAAAACTTTACATATCTTTTTCCGTTTTTGTCTTTTGCATCTTCAACATATTTGTAAGTTGTCAACAATGCTCTCTCAATTAATAATACCATAACTTCCTCCATTTTTCACGACTTTTAAACACGTGCTATCTTCAACGTATTGTGCTAGCCTTTCCATAACTAGACTACTTGAAAACCACCTACGTGAACTTGCGTGAATTGTTAATATTTGTTTAGGTTCATAACCTAGGTTGTCAAAATAGGTGCATAGGCTTTCCAACGACAAGTGCCTTTTTGCTACTTGCATTGCTTGTATGTCTAACTCTGAAAAACCTTTTTGTTCTTCTAACAGTCTATTCATCATTTCCAACACATAATTCACTTCAACTATGAATGTTCCTATGCGAATATTTCCTACCTTTACCAACGCATTTGTGTCAGTCGCAAATAACACTTTTTCGTTATCACATTCTATCAGATAACTTACGCAATAAACATCGTGTTCCGCAGGCAAAGGGGTTATCTTAAAGTCCCCATAATTGAACGATTTTCCTAGTTCTAAACTCTCAGGATCTTGCACTTTTATTCCCAAACTCCTGAAATAATCACTACACTTTAGGTTCTTAGCGACCTTGTAATTGTGGTCTCCATGGCAATGCGTATAAATTGCTCCTGAAATATCACTTATCGTAACACCAAGTTTGTTTAATTCGTAAAAAATTGTGCTTGGTTTACAACCTAATTCGATTAGCAAAACCTCATGTTTGCTGTTTCTTAGCACATAGGAATTTCCTTTACTCCCCGTGCCTATACACGTTAATACCATTGGTCTTCATTTTTCCTTTCTTCCTCTAATTTCTTGCGTTTTTTTTCTTCCTTTTTTTTCTTGCGTTCTTTCAAGGGGTCTTCTTCGAGTAATTTAACTAACTCTAGCAAGGCAATTGGTAGCACTATGATAGAAATTATTGTGATTACTAAAGTTAACCAAGCAGGCATTATTGTTTGTTCCAACCTAAAATGACCCAACGATAAAATTGTGCTAACGCGTGATTATTACGTTTTAAAGTTAATGCTGAATAAAGTGAACTTGGTTTAACACCTAGTATTTGTGCGAAATCTTTTGACTTTAAGTCTTTTTCAATCATCCAAATTCTAATTTTTTTAACATCTTCTTCAGTTAATTCTTGTTTTCGTTCGTAAACTTTTTTGCTTTCCATTACTTTCCTCCTTTGAAAAAATCTTCTAGTTCTTGTATGTTTTCTTCGGTAATAGGTTCACTACTACCCGTATTTTTGGTTATTCGTTCATCTAGAGCGTTTAAGTGTTCGTTAAGCCACTCAGGTTCGTTTGACCCAGGTTTCTCGTTTAGGTATCTATCAAACTTGCCACTAAACAAAGTTTCAGGCCTTAGGTATTGACTCATTCGTGTATCTCTAAGCCATGTAGAGCATTTGTTGTCTATAACCTTTTTGAAATCTTCTAATCTAAAGCCCTCATTCCACCTTGCACGTATAAAACCTTGTGTTTTTCTACTTGTGCTTTTAAACGATTTACCCGTTTTCTCGTTTAGGTAGTCGATAATCTCAGCAAAAGGAACACGTTGTTTAGGTTCTTTTTCAACTTCTTCTGCACTAGGGAAGTCATCAAACGTTTCTATGAGTCTTGGTTCAGCAAGACAAGAAGATTTATCTTCTATACTTTTAGTTTTTAACTTTAGATTTAGATTTATATTTGGTGGACACTTAGGTGGACATTTGTCCACCCCCCCCAATTTTCGTTCTCTTTGTTGCTGCTTTTTGAACGCACTTTTGCTTTGTGAACCTATCATATTTTCGACTTGTGTAAGGTATAAAGCACCATTGTCAAGCATTTTGATAAGTCCAATTTTTACAAGCAAGTCGGTTGCAACAAGCACTGTATCAGGGGATGTGTTCGTTATTTCTCCAAGTTTTATGTGGTCGTAGGGTATCAATAAGTCCCCCACTTTGCGTATTAGCACTCCATTCATACTCAAACTCTTAAGGCAAAGTTTCAAGTAGAACAGAGAATATTCTTTTCCGTTAGGTTGTTCTTCCAACCAATTGATTGTGTCTTCTTCAAAGAAATCTTCCTTTAGTTGAAGATAGAAGAACTTTGTATTGTCGTAAAATGCCATTTTTTTCTTCCTTTCTGCAAAAAATAAAACACCTTAAGGAATGCACTACCAAGAAACAAACAAACAGCCAAGAATTGTTCGGAAAGATAGGTATAGTAGGTAATGCACTCTTCAAGATGTTCTATTCTCGAACAATATTCTATCTTCTTGGCTATTTAAAGTATATCACAAAAGGTGTCTTTTGTCAAGTAAAATCTATGCAATTTTGTCAACTAACTTCATAATTCGGTCAGTTAATTCCTTGTTTTTGTCTTGTAGGTTCTTAATTTCGACTTTTTGAAAGCCGTTCTCGTTGCGTAGATCGTTGATAATCTTTGAGTAAAGTTCAACGCTGTCATCAAAGGTCTTGCGTTCTTCGTTCAGCTTGTCTATGTCTTGTTTCAACGTATCAATTTCTTCTTCTAGTTCTTGCACTTTTCCAGGTGCTTGGTAAGTTTCATACTTTATCGTGCTTTCGATTAAATCGAAGATATCAATGTTAATCCCGTAGATTTCTTTCAATGCAGTTTCTAGGAACTCAACTGAAAAGTTCTTAGCACCCGTGTCTAGTCGGTGTATTGTCGATTTGCTAACACCTAGCTTTTTTGCTAACTCTATGTTTTTAAGTCCATGATTTTCTTTTAATTCTCTAAATATTGTATTCATTTCATTCTTCCTTTCTGTTTTCAACCCCATTTAAGGGGCATTTTTAAATCTTTACCCCCCTACCCTTTGTAATTACTCAAGCAAGGGGGCAAAAATCGATTTTTGGTGTGTTTTTCGGTTTATCTTATTTTGTAAGTTTCTTAACTCTAATCATTTTGGTTGATGCGTTATACCCACTTTTTGAATAGCCAGGTATGTTGCAGTTTCTATCAGGTTCGTATTCGTTCTTGTGGTCGGCATATTCACGATAGGAGATTTCAAAATAGTCATCGTTGACAGGCTGTGAGATAGGTTCGTTGTCAGCTGGTATTTCTTGTTTCATTTCACAACCAGGGTAGTAAGCCATACCATTTTCAACGTGATAATCAGTGCTTGTAGGAGTTGTTTCAACGATTTTTTCCTCAGGTTGTTTAACAATTTTTTCCGATGTATTTTCTTCGGTTTTTTCGTTATAATTTTCAGGGGTTTCAACGACATAATTGTATTCAATGATAGGTGCTTTTTCTTCAGCAACTTCATCTTCATCGTTCCAATTGCTTGCTACACTGCTTAGGCTTGATAGACTTGTAAATGCTGAGTAGGTGTTAACTATATGCTTACAGCCACGATTAATAACGGTCTTTTTAGCCATTTCATGAGGGAAAGCGTTGTGAACTTTAGGACCATTAGCACTTTGGTTCCATGATGCCCTAATTTCAGCCATAGTCATGTATTCAGTTCCAATGCATTCATAGTTGAAAGTTTCAGTAGTTGTTTCAGTAATGCGACCATCGGGGTAAGTAGTTTTTTCAACACGTTTACCTGGAGTCTTAAGGAAGCATTCAAAGTATGCACCAACGATTACCCCACGTATTCTTGCATTCGCATTAGGTTCGTGATTAAACTTGAACTTGCCATTAGGTCTACGCTCAATGTTAAACTTTTCTCCCTCGTAGACAACGTTCGCAGTAATTTCAGCGTTAGGGTAAATAGTTTTAACGATTTTAACCCAACCAAAGTATTCGTATTGTAAGGTTAGCACGTTTTTACGCGGAACGATAATTGCTTGTTTGCAAGATAGATCAAGTCCCCAACGGCACACGGTATCAAAGACTTCGGAAATACTAGATTTGTCAAAGTATTGTAGCACTGTTTGATTAGGAACAGGAACCTTAACTTCACTTAACGCTTTAGCAAAGTTCATTCCAATGCGATAAGTATCAATGTTTGTTGTATCAGGGTAAAGTTCTTTAAAACGTTCATATAAGGGTTGCACGAAGTTTTCAATTTCGGTTGTTTGTAGCCCTAATTTATCATTTATTGTTTGTAATTTATTTTCAGCCATATTATAGTTGCACTCCTTTATCTAAAATGTTGTTTTCCTTGCTAGTTTCAAGGTAGATTATTTGATTTTCCGTTTTTGGTAGGTCATCGGTAAGACCGTTAATGTTGTCAGCCCAAATAGGTAGGTTAACATGTAGTAGTTTTTGGAAACCTAGAGTTGTAAGTATATCAGTTTTAACACGTTCTCCAAAACTCATTTCATAATAGGTAGTTGGTAAGTCGCGTATTGTTCGTTTAACTACACACTCTTGGTTATAATCTCCGTTTTGTTTAACACTAAAGAACTTAAATGATATTTCGTTGCCAAAGACTTGTTTAACGGCTTGGTTGTAGATTTCTTGAACTTCCTTGAAATAAATCGTAAGTTGTTCCTTACCTGTCGCATTGCCAAGTATTTGTTGTGAGATTTCAGCACGTTTAGATTTTAACGTTTCAAGTTCTTGTTTAGTTTTAGTTAAAACGAAGTAATTGCTTTTTTCCATATAAAGGTCTTGTAGTAAACTTTCGGTATAGTCAAGATCTAGTTCGATTTCAGCGGTATCAATTGTATCAGTTGTTGTTTCGATTTGCTTTTTAATTCTATCACGCTTATTTTCAAGCATTATAATTTCAGCACAATCATAAGCAGTAGGAATAAGACTTAATTTATCTTGTAATTGCTTAAGTTCGCATACTAAAACATCAAGTTTATCAAGGGTATTCTGAATAGAAGATTTAAGGGTAATTTCTTGCTCTTCCTTTTTTTCTTCAGTAAGGGGATAACCACAATAAAGGCAAAAAACGGCATCATTTTCGAGGTTTTCTAGGTGTTCCTTATATTCTTCCAATTCTTTATCTAAACGCTTAATTTCGGCTTGCTTTTGGTTTATTTCAGCATTTATTTGTTGAATAGTAGCGTTGTTCTTGGCTTGTTTGCTATCTAATTTAGAAACCAATAATACGCGTTCATTTTCAACCTTTTCAAGTTCTTCATTTAAGATAGTAATAGGAGATTTGCTCTTAATTTCAGCAAGCTTGATTTGTAATTCGTTGATTTCAGCGTTCTTTTGCTTTATCTCGTTATCAATTTCTTCAATTGGTCGACAAGTTCCAATTAAGGCTTTTTCCTTGTCAGTAATTAATGCGTTTGTTGTTGCTAGTTCAGTTTCTAGATTTTTCTTTTCAATTCTTAACGCACTTTCAATTTCAATAGGTGTTTTTCCTAGTTGAATATATTTCGCAATCGCGTTGTATTCAGGTCGCGTTGCTAAAGGTGCTGTAATTGTTGAAAATTGTAAATACTTATTTAGCGTATTAAAACGTTCTTTCCAACCCCACTTATTTGTATCTAAATTGAATAGGTTTGTATTACATACCATTTCAAGGTCGTTTTGGTTAATTCCTACTAAGCCACAAATGTTTGCAATATAATTTTCTTTCTTCTTTTCCTTAACTCCATCACAAATATAAGTCGGTTTGCTTGTGCGTTCAAATACATGTTCTAAACCATCTACATCAATTACTATTTTAACTTTTGTTTCTACATCTAAAGGCTCATAGTCGTTTTTAGGTGTAAAACCTTTAACATCAAGACCCATAGCATATAGGAATGCTTGGTAAATGCTTGTTTTTCCCATACCTGTGGGTGCTTGTATTTTTTCTACATCACTAAAGTCCATAGCAAAGGACTTCCATCTATTAAAGTTTTCAATTTCAATTCGTTTTAATTTCATAATTACTTCCCTTTCTTAACTACTATTGTTGCGTTGAAAATATAAAACTCTTGGTCGTTTGTTTCTACTAAAACACTACAAGTTTCTCCACGATAGTAAATGAAGATGTCAAACTCATCAATTTTTGAACTTCCTAAATATCTAGTATCAAGAAAATATTGCTTTTCAACTTCTCCATATGCTATTTGTAGGTCAACGATTTCTTTGTTTGTATAAACTACTAAGCCTTTAATGTTATCTTTTTCATCAAGATGTATAGTGTTATTTCCAACAAAACTTTGTCTTGCTTGACCTTTGCAACCGATTAGGCTAACCAACGTTAAACAAACTACAAAT